CGCCATTCGCATCTGCTCACGTCGCGCAAATGCCCCGCGTCCTTCCGTAGACCGCAGATACTTTTCAACGGCTTTCCTGTCTCGGTCGTTAAGTTCTGCAGCGTTTCTCATGTACCTCGTCAGGTTCTTCCTCAACACCGGAGAAAGAGCCATAGACATCATGCCTGCCTCAGCCTCCTGCGGAGCCATCCCCGCACCCAGGATGCCAGCGGTTGCCGTAGCGCCTGCAGCCATCTCCCGAGCACGCTTCATCCGCGCAGCCTGGGCCATGTCCAGAAACGGTGACAGGATGGTTTTTGTTACCTTCCCCACTTAGGCATCACCCAACTGGTTCACGGCAGCAGCAAGGTTAAGCTCGCCCTTCGTCTGCGATTCCTGGACCTTGGCCTCGTTCAACCTCGCCTTGCTCTCAGTCTCGCCAATGTCTGCGAGAATCTTCCGCATACCAATCTGAGCCATCTGCTCCTGCTTCTGCTGCTGGTCAGGCGACTGCTGCGGGCTGGCGCGATCCTTCAACTTCGACACCAGCGAAGACGGCAGCGGCATGTACTCGAGCACGTCAGGCGGGACAGGAATGCCAAGCTGCACCAGCATCGGCAGAATCTGCATCATTATCCCGAAGGTTTCCTGCTTCTGATTCGGGCTGGACGATGCTTCATCCACAATGATGTCGTACTTCGTGTCGTCCTCATTCAGCGCCAGAGGTACGAACTCTTCCTTGCCTGACTGACCCGTGATCCGAATCAATCTGCCGTCATTCATGTACTTCTGGATCAGCGTCAGCACTACACGCCCGCGCTGCTTCTGATACTTCCGCATCGAATCGAACAGGTCAGCCAGAATGACCATCGAGGACCGCTTGCGCTGCATCTCCAGCACGTTGGGTTGATCACGGTCAGCGAAGCCCATCATCTCCAGGGAAACGCCCGTAGTGGCCGGGAGAGACTGGACAGCCCATTCCATCAGGCGATCAAGACCCTGCGGATACTGGATCGGGTTGCGTTCCTGAATCTTGCCCTGCGCCAATGCTCCAGATTGCACCATGATCAGGGGATTGGGATCGTTCCAGATTTCCTCTGCCTGCCTCGGGTCTACCAGCGCATCCTCTTCGATGAATGCACCACCCTGGCGGTTGGAAACCATGATGTCCTGGATGTCAGCGAAGAACTTGTTAGCCCACCGCTGCGGGTCTTTCATGCCACGCACAAGGCCGAACCAGTAGTTCTTGTTCGCGTCACGCTTGCCCGTCACTGCGAGGAGAGTGAAGGCACCAGGGTCCACGTTCTCGTCACGCTCGAGGACAACCGGACCCACTGTGAAGGCGTTGAAGTATTGCTTCTTCAACTGCCGAACGTACCGGACACCAGACTGGTCGAGCACGGGCTTGATACGCTGGAACTTCTTATCTTCCATCTCGATGATGCGGCCAGTCTGCGGATCGCCAATGCGATAGACCGGGACGTGCTCCCACCATTGAGTCTGGAGGACAAACACCTCGTCCGCGTGCTTCTTGTACCAGTCCGAACTCTGATCGTTCTCATACTGGAACGCGCGTGCAGCATCGTGGGGTTCGTCGGAATCCTCATCTGGATACCCGTACTCCGATGAGGTGATGTCCACGTCCTTCAACTTCTCCCACCGGACCTCCGCCTCTTTGCGGTCCATCCAGCGAGCGCGCATACGGTACTTCGTGTCGGTCAGGTTTCGCTTTGTGGCCGACGGGTCCCAGAAGAACTCCAGCGGGGAGAAGCGTTCAGCGGAGTGAATCTTGCCATCCAGGTCATCGTCATAGCTGACGAAGATTTCCGAAGGCCCAACGCCAGCGATGAGCAGGTCTTCAAAGATTTCAGACAACTCATCCTCGGCATCGCACTCGTCGTCTACCCAGGCAACCGCGCCAGTCAGAAGCTCCGATACCTGGACATCGCCCTGCTCACGAGGCAGATACCGCACCTCTTGGCGATTGTTGATCTGGTAGCCCTTGACCGCTGAGACCATCGGCTGAATACGATTGAACGCAATGGCGGGGCGTAGTGCCTCCTCGAGTTCAGCGATCTCATCATCAGACCATTGCCGACCCGCGAAGAAGTCATAGTTCTCACGCACCTCATTGCGCCATTCCTTCAGGTGGTCGCGCGATGCGGAGTACCAATCGTGTACCCGCTTGGCGAAGTCTTCGTCTTTCTCTTTCATCGAGTCCATCCGCTGCGCTTTTGGCGTGCCGGTCGCGTGGCATACCGGACAACCTCAGTGCTGCGAGGCCACACGGTTGCTAGGTCCTGGTCGTAGATACGGCTCATGCAGTCGATCATGTCGTCATGGAGCGGGACGGGGAACGGGTCGTATTCTTCGGTAAGCGTCTGCTCGACCACATCAATCAACCTCCCGTCATAGGTCTCTTTGCTGATGCTGTTGGGCCAGTACCACGTCCCGGCAGCGAGATCGGGAACCATGCGCTTGATGCGGTCGTTCTTCGCCATGCTCCCACCAAGCGGGATGATCTCGAATCGGTAGTTCTCTAGCTGCTGCTCACGCTTGATGTAGTCAATGTCGGTCTGGATACCGTACTTCTCATATCCAACTTTGATCGGCTTGTACCTGCGATGAAGCTCCATCACAGCATCACACCGCTCCTTGATGTTCAGCCGGTCACGGACGCCATCAATCCAATACTTGTTACCGTCCTTACCAAGCCCGATCACGGCAATGGCAGTGTAATCGCTGTGCCGCTTCTTCTCGTTTGCCGGGTCGACCAGCATGTAGATGTTCATACCCGCGTAAATCTTGGCATCCCAGAAGTTCAGCCAATCACGCTTGAAGCCCTGCGTCTCGTCTGCCTTCGGGTCTTGCATCATCTGGCAACCAAAGTTGTATGGCCCCATCTCGCGCCGTTTCTTGGCTAACTCCTCGGACGTGAGCAGCACCGGCTCGCCCTCTACCGTCCCGTCCTGCGTCGCAGGGTACACCCTTGGCTTGGCAGCACCGCGTTGCATGATCGTCCGGTAGGAGTCGTTGTAGTGGTACCTGGTGCCGATGTACCGACTGAACCCGCCTCTAGCACCCAGGCTAAGGCTCAACTCCCATGAATCCGTTACCTTCCTGATCATCTCCGGGGATCGGGCGAAACGCTCAGTGATCACGTCGTCATAAAGGCGACCGTAGAAGTGACTGCCCGTCGGCATGGAATCCACCAGGCCATGACCGCTGAACGTAGCCTCCTTGGGGTTGCCCTTCCGCTTCACGATCAAGCCACCCTGCACCGACCAACTCTCAGCCTCTCTGCTGGGGTTGTCATACAGGATGTCAGGGAACAGCCGTTTAAGGTCCGGGTTGCTTTCAAGCTCGTTCTTGATCTGGGCAACGAACTTGTGCGCCGTGCCAGCGTTGAAGGAAAACAGCCCGAACGTCACCTCCCTATCCCACAGCGCACCGTCTCCGTGTGAGGCAAGGATGTCCTGGATGCTCTTGCCAAACGTGATGATCGTGGACTTGTAGTGCTCCCGGCTCCACAGGTCCATGTACTCGTTAGGCTCGGCCTCTATCTCCCTGCAACGCTCGAACAGCCACGGATGCTCAATGTCTGGGCGTTTCAGCAGATACCTGATCAAGAAGTAGAGGTCCGTCCTCGCCAAGTTCCTCAAGTGACCCGTCTGCCGCTTGTCCGAGAGCTTCAGCAATGAACGCAGAAGTCGCGGATAGTCCGACATGCTTATGCCGGTGCTCGTGGTCAACCTTGCCACTGACAATGTGCTCGCGCTCCATGTACTTGGACAGCTTGGACAACACCTCGAGGATGCCGTGCTCCCTCACTGCGTCGGCAAGCAAGTCCTGAAACGCCTTGCCGTCCTCTTGCTCGATGATCCCTAAAGCACTGACCAGGGCCTCTCGAACTAGCGGTGCGACGGGGCGTCTAGGCTTAGCGGACACTTACTAACATCCTTTTGATTCATGTGAATTAATGCACATGAATTAAATCACTTGCTGACCGGGGACACGGGCTTGACGTTCACACGCTTCTGGCTCTTGCCATACTTGCGGGTCGGTGCGCCGACTTCGGGGGTTGCGGACTTTTTGTTCTTCATGGTGGGTCTCCTCAGACGCCGATTGCACCGTCACCAAAGGCGATGCCGATGCGGATGGATGTTGCTGCGGTTGCACTGCCAATGGTC